CGAAAGCGCAGATCGTGCAGCGTGATCACTCATGTTGTCGGTCCTTTGATCGATTTCGACGTAATTGTAGCGACAGGCACAACATCACTCGACGATGTGACCTGTCGCAGCAATTCTGCGATCAGATAAAGAACCGGATTGACCGAATTGAATATCCGGTCCAGCACTCACTACGGAATCGACAACCAGTGTGCCAACTCGCTCAACGAGGCCGCGAGAATGAGGATTGCCGCTGCCGTAATGACGACATACCGGAAGCACAGGCGAAAGCGCCGCGTCTTGATGACTTTCATAGACGACATCCTCACAGTTCTTCATCGATACGCCACCTGTAAGCTAATGCAGTTGCGCATCCAATCAGGACGATGATAGAGAGGGCACCGAGAATGCCCATGTCCATCCCGATCAATGACGAGCATTGCGCCTGCCCCTTCGGCACAACCCAAGGGCGGGCAATGTAAAGAATGCTGCATCCTGCGACGAGGGCTTCTTCAGCAAGCCACCATGTTGCGACTGCCCACACGAGCGGGTGCATCAGTCGAATGACGATTCCGACAAGCAGGGCTGCACGTGCGACGGCACTGCAGGCATTCCAAACCTGCGCTGCGTGCTCAGGGGGAACCAGTGCCCACCCGTAGTGGAGCACGACCCCAAGCGACAGAAGTCCTACGGCAGTACCGTAAACGGTAATTCGGTTGTCGTCTCGATCGGCCATATAGCGTGCACTTTGTTGCATCGGTACTGCAGTGCGGTGACCAGCTTGGCCTGGCCCAGTGCAACGGACTGCGGGATCTGCACGGAAATTGTCAGTTTCCCCGGTGCAGCCTTCTCCATGCTCTGAATCATTTCCGCAGTGACGTTCGAGTTGCCAAGGTCATGCCGAGACCCAGCTGAATCGAAGATGAACCGTGAGAACTCGGCAGCACATGATCGCGTTGTGTCACGCCACACGGTTGCCTTGAAGGTTGCGGTCTCACCCCGCGCGACTTGAAGCGGCTCCATGGTGAGCACTTTGAAGGGTGTCGCCCTGTCGGCGGCATAGGTTGCAATGATCACGAAGGACAGGAGGATCGTGACATTCGCCAACCACATCCACCGTTCGGACAGTCTTCCGAAGGTCTCGGTCATGGCGTGCCAGCCTGCTTGATGATCCTTGCGATCCAGTCCCAAACTACCGTGGCCCCAAGCGCTACCGCTGCGACCCACTTTGCCCATTGCATCATGCTGTCTGCTAGCCATTTGCGATGCCGCCTTTCTTTCAGCATGGATTCCAGGTCCGCCTTGTCTGAGTCTGTCCATGGCTTCGAATCCGGCGGGTCCTTGTTCTCCACGGTTCACTTCACAGGTGCAGGGCCGCCACCGCCACCGCCCTGTGCCACTGGGTTGATTTGCTGACGAAGCAGTCTGATTTCGGCGGTCAATTCACGCACCGCCTGAATCAGTTCTCGAATGATTCCCATGTGGATCTCCTTCGCTTAGTTGTTCGAGTCCATGGTGTCCTTGGCGTCATTGGCGCCCGGTTGCTTTGCGTCTTGCGAGAACTCAAGTTCGAGTTCTTTCTGCATTCGACGCTCACGAGCTTGTTGCTTGAACAGACGACGCCAGTCGTTGCCAAGGCGAGCGCATTCAGCTTCCCATGTTGAAAGCCCGCTGTTGATGCGCATCACCGAGGCCTGCGTCTCTTTCAGTTCATCGATCTGTCCGCGTGACGCCCCGATCCAATCGCACGCGCCGATGGCTTCACGTAGAACTGGAGCACTGTAGTACGTGTCGATCGTGAAGCCCTTCGGCAGCGGCACGTTCTTGGCGTTGATCTCTTCTTCAAGAACGAGGTGGTAGATCATCGTTGCCATCTTGTCAGCGACGACCTTCTTTCGGCCTTGAGTGAACTTGAAGGTCTGCCCCATGGATGCGCGGGCCGACGAATAGTTCGTCTTGGAAAAGTCGCGCGAAAACTCTTCGTACGACATTCCCAGTCCGGCCGCGGTGTGCCGCATGAGGGCCGATTCAAAATCGGAACCCACACCACCGGGTGTGCCCATCGGCTTCAATGACAACTTGGTGCCGGGGAACAGATGGGGCATCTTCACCCCGTCGATGGCGATGTTGTTCGAGCCACCGACGTACGCCGACAGCGATGTCATGTACTGCCCGAGCATCTCGCCGAAGCCGGATTGACCTGCGCCCATCGCGCCGAAGATCACCTCGCGCGGAAGTTCCGACTCGATCGCAGCCGCATAGGTGGCATTGACCACTGCGTTCTGCAAAACGATGTCTTGGAACTTCTTGGTCATCCGCATCTGCTTGAGCACGGACACCATGTCGGCAACGCCGCGCGTCTGATCGGGTTGCAGCGGGTCATAGATGTGCAGGACTTGGCGCCGGCCCCATGGCTTGCGTGCAGGCACTTCACGCCAACGCAAACTGTCCATGTCCATGTAGCGATCAGTCGGATGCGCCACCTGAATGAAATAGGACAGCGGTTCACCGAAGATGTTGCGCTTGACACCTCGCCGCAGGTAACGGTCATCAGCAAGCCCGTCAGGATTGCTCAACCGGCTCGGGCTGATCATCTGGACCGCGGTAGAGAAAGGCCGCTCCATCGAGCGAAGCCATTCCACGGTGCCAAGCACTTCACCTGTGAACAGGAATCCACCGACCGCGAGACGAACCATCTCGGTCAGGTTCATCTTCCGCGAAGCATCGAGCCAACATTCATCGCTGTCGGCCAAGAGGTTGAAACGGCTCTCGACGACGCGCTGGAACTCGTCAGCCCATCCTTGATCTGCGCCCAGCAGTTCGAAGTCAGGCTGAGCATTCAGTCGGTATTGCGACCCGACAATGCTGTCACGATGGGTGTGCACTGCCCCCGTCGCAAAACCGTCGTTCTGGACCGAATCGCGCCCGCGTGCGTCAGCCTCTTCCTTGACCGGGTTAATCTGCCGATCAGGTGAAATGATTGGGGGACGCCACGCGAACGTCTCGCGGCTCGTACGTTCGGCCCCTTCAAGGCCGCCACCGATCGCCTTGTGGCTGACCGGCCGAATGTCGAGATCGAACTGCATGATCAGAACACGAAAGTTGCAGGATGGTAGGCCGAGGACGGATACGCCTCAGTTCCGCAAGGCACGCCAAGTTGCTGTTCGAGTTGCGTGATGTACGCAAGCAGGGCCTGCTTGTTGGCCGCAACGAACTCGACGCGCTCGCCGTTCTGGTCCACGACCACGCGGGCGGAAGTACCCGTCATCAAGGCGTGATAGGCCTTGCGTGCATCACTCAGAAGGGTGCTAGTGGCAATGATCGCTGGCATTTCAGTTACCTCGTGGATTGAATGATGACTGCAACTGCGTCAAGCGAGTGCCTTGGCAAACGACGCAAAGTCGTGCGTTGATTTTAGCTGGTTCACGAAAGGAACCGGCTTGTCTGCATTCCGCACCAGATCGTTCTTGTCCCACTCGGCAGCCCAGCCAGGGGGTTCTTTCCAGTTGAGATGCTCCACGCGCAGCAACTCTGAGATGCACAAGCCGATGCAGTAGTAACTCAAGTCCCATGCCTCATTTCGATGCCCGGCGAGGTTCTCCCATCCTTTGTCTGTACGGATCTCAGCACACAACTCAGCGAACCACGAGTCGGACAGCCAGTCGGGGTATCGGTACATCCCTTTGCCCGGCTCAAGGCAATCAAGGCGTCCGTCCAGGTCGTCCTTGATCTGATTGGAATTGATCATGAGGATCGGAATATCACCGCGAGCGCCGGCCTTCATGTCCTTCTTGTTCGAGTCGGGATAGCTGATCCGAGTGCGTGGCTGATTAGGGGACGAGTCACCCTTCAGCAGCACGAAGCGTCGATGCAGGTTGGCTTCACGCAAGTTGCGATAGTAGGAGTACGCCATTGACGTGACACCTGCCCGGCCGCCTGAGTCGCATCCGACAAATCGGATTGACATCAATCGCCCTGTGTCATCGTCAAGTTCATATTCTTTCTTGATCACATGCTCAGTGAGTTCGTCCCAATCCTCGACATAGGTATTGGGCTTGACCCAAAGATGCTCACCGTCGTGATCTGTTCGCTTGCTCTTTCGGATGTCAAAGCGATCCACAAGCACCATATCAAACTTCAATCCAGGAATGATGCCGAAGACCTGCACGACGAACATATTCTTCTGCACGTCGACCGTAGCGACCAAGAACCTGACGCCTAGTGGAACCTTGCGCTCATTCGTCTTTTCAGCCCTCGACTTGAGAACTTCCGGAAGACGCGACTCATTCTGCGACTTGGGATAGTACGGTTGGCCTAAGTCGTTGTTGTAGAACTTTTTGAGAGCCTCTTCAGATCCAGTGCGAAGGTACTCGTCATTCGCGTTCAGGTAGGTCTCAACTAGCCCACGCCATGACGCAAACGCTGCAGCAACGCCATTGAGCCAGAAGGATGCAATTGAAGTCCTCGGTTGCGGCCCGAATACCTTGCCATCGTCTCCGATTGCCTGCCCATCCTTGAGCCAGATGCCGAAGAACTGCATGTCTTCACGGTAGTCGGGATGAATATAAGCACCGCAATGCGGGCAGATCATCCTGACCGTAGCCGCTCGGTCTCTGTTGGTGCCCTCTGCGTTTGTATCCCAGTCCAGGTGCTTGAAGTTGCCTTCGAAGTACCCGTCACAGTGAGGACAGGGCCAGTACCAACGGCGTCGATCCCCTCGGTTGTACAACTTCAGGATTCCCTCGCATGGCGGCGACTCATGCAGTGACTGCGGAATCCACTTCAGATTGCTCACCTCACGAGAAGGTGATGACTCAGCAACTGTCATTGCGTATGAGCCGAAGGTCGTCGTCCGCTTGCTTGCCAAGTCGAATGGCTCGCCGTCACCGTCGATGTCGTCCGGCATGCGGTCACGATCAGTCAACACGATGCGGCCGATAGGCTTGCCTGCAAGTTGACTGGGCGTCGGCCACGCCAGGGTGAACAGCATCCCGGTCGTGTACTGCTTATCGAAGCGGTTGTCTGCGTCTGCCGTGGGCAGCAGCATCTCTCCGATCTCTTCGCTGTGCCTATGAAGCCGGTCAATTCGCCGAAGACCGAAGTCACGAGCATCGAGCATCGTTGGACACACGACCATCATGTCCATCGGGTCGACTTTAATGCTGTATGCCAGCGTGTTGATCACGAGGCTGTCAGTCTTCGCGCACTGCGCGGGACCGACAAAGATCATTCCACTGTAATCGCGCGAGGTGAATGTGTTCTGTGGCTCGACCATGTAGGGCACGGTGGCGTTCTTCCACTGGCCAACGTACGCACCGGGCTGATTGATGTAGCGATATTTCTCCGCAGCCTGAGAGACACTGAGGTTCTCAGGAGGTGAGAGCATCAAGGCGAGATCGCAAATGATCTCGCCGACCGTCTCATAGGTCTTGGTCGTTCGCTTTTTCTTGTAGTTGCTCATCGGCTTCAGGCACCTTGAATTTGCTGTCAACTCGCTTCATCAGATCATTGAGCATTCCATGCGTCAATGACCGAATGATTTCTCGCTGACGGTCGCTGAGTTCAGTCTGCCGCTCAACAGCATCGAGCATGAGCAATGAAGACATCTTCACGAGTTTCATTAACTCGCCGACTTCCTCAACGACCTTCTCGGTTCTCCAAAGTGAACCGGCCTTCTCTTCATACTCCTGTCTAGATCGTTGTCCTGCCCAAAACTCTTTGGTCAGGATCTTCGGCAACTCGCGAGGGTCCATCGATTTGATGTACTCGCTCGGGTCCATGACAGGCTTGCAGAAGTAAGGCGCGATCTCGTGAATCGCATAGAGTTCTGCCGTATGTTTCTTGCCGATCGGTTTGACGCCACCTTCACGAGCTTCCATCATCTTCCGTTTTGCGGTTCGATGGTCCATCTTGAACATGCGCATCAACTGGTCTTGATTGACGCCTTGATAGATGGCGGCAAGCGACTCGTCGTCGCTGTTGCCTGTCCCTTTAAGTGCCATTGACGTGCCTCTCGATCAACTGACGCACAGATTTCGTCGGCAGCATGAGCAATGCTTCAATGTGCCGAGCGTGGTACTTCTGCAATGGGCGAAGCCCACTCCGATACTGAGCGTAGGTCGGATAAGCAACACCGAGCAAACGAGCGACGTAAGTCGGTCCTAGCCCCGTGGTCTTTTCCAGGTGCAGAAGAGTTTCGTTCATGTGTGCAATGCATACATGATACCTGCACCTAAAAGCAGGGCGAACGGAGAGCACCCATCGGGCCGGTGATCACGTTCGCCCTTGCGTCAGATGGACGCCAAGCCGCCCGGCGACCCATGAACCACCCGGCCGGACGGTGGGCTTACTTTACAAGGCTTCGGATCGCTTGGCTCGGAAGGCTTTGATCAAGCGCTTGAGAATGACGAAGAACTTGTCTTGCGCATCCTCTTTTGCGGCAAGACACTCTGCGACCATCTCGTCTCGGGAGCCTACGGCAACCAGGAGGATCACAAGAACTGGATTGACCTGCCCCTGTCGATCCAGCCGACCGATCGTCTGCAGGTAGTTCTCAAGCGAATAGATCAGGTCGTAGAAGACCAGTGTGCTGCCACCGTACTGCAGATTAAGCCCGTGGCCTGCGCTCTGCGGATGGATCAGCAGCATCGGGATCTTGCCTGCGTTCCAAGCCTTGATGCACTTGCCGGCCTTGTCCATCACCACGGCCTTCAGGAAAGCCTTTTTGAGCTTCGCTAGGCTGGATTGGAAATGGTAGGCCACCAGTAGTGGCTTTCCTTCGTTGGCGGCTTCCTCAGCAATCTCCTTGAGCGCTTCAATCTTGTGGTCATGCAGGTCGTGGATCTTCTTGATCTTCTTCAGATCGTCAGTCTCCCAATCCTCGATCAGCAGAGTCTCATATACACAACCGGATGCCATCTGCAAGAGCATCGACGACAGAATGGCTGCGGTCTTCGCTTCGAGTTCTGTACCGTCAGGCAACGTAATGAGAAAGTCACGTTCCAACTTCTTCAGCAGATCGAGTTG